CTGTGCTATCTCACAGAAAACAGTGAGAAAAGGCTGGCGGCCAGGAGATTTACCATCTCCCGGCATCCCTGGATCCGCTCGTTCTTCTCAGAACGGACGAACCCACCGCAGGTTGGTGGCGACGTATGCGGGACGTCCTGAACGTTCCAAGTGCTTCGCATCCTCCTGCATCACAGGAGAAGTCAGACACTTGAGAAGGGCCCATTCGTCACTCACGGAGTTTCCGGGAATGATCGGGCGCAACACCCATGCCCTAACCATAGGGGAATGGGTGTGCTCGTCGAACCGTTCCGCCTCATAAGGCAGAAAAGAACGACGACCCATACAAGGTGCAGTTTCCTCAACAATGGGGAAATAACCACCGAGGAGACCCTCGATGATATTGTCGAGAAAACTGGCCGTCTTCCACAAGCCTCGAAGGTAGAGGTTATTGCGGAATTCGACCAAGGTCGCACACTTGAGAACGTCTGAGCGTGAGGAAGGGATTTCGCGACGAAGACGGATTGGAGTCACATCCTCGCCGTCGTAATAATCCCCTCCGCAAGACTCTCGGAATTTGCCATTCCGGAAAGTCTTGCCGTGATTCACTTTAAGCCCAAAGGCTTCGAGATAATGGATCACGCTCGCGGCGTTGTCAACGGGAACAATGATGTCATCCCCGTAGACGCGCACTTCACCCCGAAGGGACTTCAACGTCCCTTCGTGGAGCGGCAAAGGCTCTGTCCAATCGATACCTTTTACGGGATCGATTACTCCCATCAATGCAATGGTCAAGAAAACCATAGCTTCAATGGGAAAACAGAGCGCGGAGCCCATCGACGCGAATTTCCTCAAGTTGGGCAAACATAGACCCAACTCGGGAATCTCGGCTCTGGTTGATCGCGTTGCGTCCACCGCCTCTTGTAAGAGGGGGTTGAACGACAACATCAACTGTACGAGCCAATACGGCACACGGTCACTAGCCTCGGATAAATCAATCGTGGCTAGATGTCCGACTCGAGAACCTTCACGAGCCATTTCCCGGTTGGGAAGTTGGTCCGTAAACCCGATAAGGCCATTACCTGGCCAACGGGGGCTTTCGAGTTCACGCATCATCGGTCGAGCAACGGCTTGCTGCATGTACTGCATACAAGTCGGCTCGATTGCAATGATACGTGGTTTCCGTAGCGTCTTAGGAACAGGAACTACCCTGACGGGCCTTTCTGCTCCAGGCTCTAGGAAGTTGACACCGTCTAGGAGGTAGTAATACCTCCAGTTGGGAATGCAGTATTCACCGTAAGGGAACACTGCCTCCAACCTGGTGGTCCACTCTCGCTGTACGTACTTTCCGTTTCCAGAAAGTCCGTCAGCTGTGGCACCAGGACCGTGTCTGGGCAGGAGTTCATCGGCATGGATATCCAAATCCATGTTGTAAAACAGCCTGCCATACAGAAAACGAGAAACCTCCATAAACCGCTGAATATAATCCGGCGGCGTGGAGATTCCTTCTTCTCGTGTTTCAACTTCCATCTCGCATTCTACGTAGTCCTGCATCGCGCGAATTGTCCTGGTGGTACTACAGGGCAACTCGATCTTAGCGAAGACAGCTGTAAGCTGCCTTATGGCGAAGATGCAATCGATGTTAGGATCACGCAGAATCTGTCCGCTCCTCCAGTCGAAGACTTGTCTAGTGAAACCCTGTAAAAACGCAGGGAGCCACTTCCGACGGTGCTTAAACGCACTAAAATCGGATGAGACAACATGACCTCGTTCAAGAGCTCTCTCGAACTCTTTTCCGAAGTCAGAAAGGGTAATCGTTAAAAACGATATTCCCTCGTCTTCGACGCGACTGCTGACTGTGTTAAAGTCAGCAGTAGTGCTAGTTTCGCACCAGATGGCGAGTTCGCTCGCCATCACACGCCAGAGATCTAGCAGGCTCTTCATGCTTCCTCCTTCAACAGGGGGTATTGCATCCTGAGTCACATAGATCCAAAGGCTGTCGAAACAACCTTCATCGATCAGAGAGATGGGATGCCCTCACTCGGCCACTTTCGTGACACGACTCATAAACACTATGAGCCCAGTGATCTCGAAGACCACAACATCCGGATGATATACCGGAGCCCCGCATTTCAGCGAGGAGAGTGAGGGTCCCACCCTCGCCAGAGCTAAGATCTAGTTCTGGCCCTGGACAAGCTTCAATGCGTTAGCATTGGATCCAGTCGTGAGCCACCCAGTAAGGGCGTTCACAGACAGGACAGCCACTGCGGGATCAACAATCCCGTTTGCGGCCGGCGTGTCGACAACGAGGTAGACACTGGTGGACTCGAAACTCGAGTTACCAGCGACGTACGGGGAAGCATTGACAAGGCCTACATTCAGCCTGGCCATGCGCCTCGTACGTCGTCCGTACTGGTGAGAAATCTCCAGTCCGTACGTCGTAGTACCAGAGTTGGTAAAGAAGCTCCCGGCGTTCACGCCGGAAGACGTCCGAACCAGGCTCTGGGCAACCGCGTTGTAAGTGATCGATTGCGGATCGGCAAATGCCATGTGACAGAATCTCTCCGTGAGGTGATGCCCATGGTAGGACATCTTGTTGGTGGACGCGACGTTTATACATCGCACGTCAACGATGTGTACAGCTGGAAAGGGATAGAATCCCACTGCTCACAAGAAATGCTGGTGAGACAGTCCAACTGCTGCCAGGATTGCCTTCTGAACGGACGAAAGTCCGTCATATGTCAATCCAAATCCGTACGGCGAAGCTGGAAATCGAACCTTCCACTCGGATAAGTGTTCGGTCCGTGCGCCACTCGTATTCGAACTTGCGTTCGGACTCGAGTTCCACACCTCCTTTTTCCACTTGTGGCACATAATGTACCCATAGTGGAGGAGGAGACTATCGTCGGAAAACGCAGAAATGTTGTGTGCAACATCTCCAACGTTTACTGCCCAATCGACAGCCCAGCTCCACGGGGCGGCATCCCATACGGTCTCAAGCGTAGGCTTGACACCGAGGATCTTCGTAGCAAATTCCTTATATTGCTGGAACTTGCTCATCTGATCGGGAGACACGGGGAGATAGTAGTGGTAACAACCACTGAACCAAATCTCCATGTCACTACTACTTTCGTAGTAGATGTCGCCCATTTTCCAACTCACGTTACTAGGGTTGACCGAGTAAGCACTGGTCGCCCTTTTCACAGGGTCGGAAAATGTAGGTTCGTGCGGAAAATGATACCCTCGACGGGTATGCTTTCCTGAACCCTCGTGATACTTTTGTAAAATATCGTGAGAGTTCACCACCGCGTGACAGACATCCATGATGTCTTGAACGAGTGGTAGCCACCCGAACTGAACGTTCAGGTATTCGGAACCAAGACTGCGGAGAGAAAGTATTTTCTCTCTCCACAAGCTGGAACCGATGGCTTTTGGAATAGCATCCTTTCCAACCATTTGTGCCAACTCATCTGTTAACGAGAAGGCCGGGTTGGTCGGGAGTGTCCGCGCGATGGCAGTGCCTCCGAAACCGTACAAGTCTGAGTTATGTACCTCAGTCGCGTCGGTGTCCCAGACACTAGGACGGAGAGCAACTTGGCTCCCCTTCCCCGATCCCTTGAAGCAAATACCGTACTGATAAGTCTTGGTAGTCCGATTAAGAATCATCGGACCACCAATATCAGTCAGGCCTTTGCCCAAGCGAGAAATGTCGTGATCCTCATAAGTAATCTCTGAGGAGACGCCACTTCCATTGATCGTGCCAATGGTTGAGTTCCCATTCCAAACCTCGGTGATGTATTGAGGCGAGGAACGGTATGACTTAACTTTCGTCATATGACTCAACCAACCCTACCATGTTGTACGGAGCTCGCGTGTTCGCGAAACTAGCAGGCGTGGCGCTTTAACGGGC